CAAAGTCAGTCGGCAGGACGCTGTATTGCGTATCCAGATCGGCCGTGCTTCGCTTTTCCATCCGCCAATGGCGCACATCCCGATTGATCCGTGCCTCGCCCATAGCCACGAATGACGGGATAACCGATGTGAGGTCATCACGCATCAGCGTGTCGGCAATCGTCGTCAGCAACTCAGCATAGGTCGACGGCATTACCTGGCCTTTCTCAATGCGGCATCAATGATCCGGACAAGCTCCTCGGTCGGCATTTGCCCGTATGGCGTCGAACGGTCGAGTTTCGTCACTGTAATAGGCTCCGGTCTGGTAAACCGGCTTACATCGCTCTGCGCCGGTGCCGCAGTCGGCGCCTGCATTGGCGTTTGCATCTGCGATTGCCGCAGTTGGCCTAAGATATCCTCCAGCGTCTGCCCTACGGCCTTGACCTGCCCCGCTCGGCGTTTGGCGCCATAAGGCGACACGCCGATTGCGTTGAGAAGGTCAGCCAGTGCGCCACCCTCGAATTGCGGCCCGGCCTTGCCAAGCCCACCGCCATCAATGAAATCCACCAAGCCCCGTAATTGCATTCGCGCCTCCATTCGCAGAGACACTAACACAATTCATTGTGCGGCGCTATGCAATGCCCCGCAGATTGCGCCTGATAGGCGGAAGCCTCGCCTGCCCCATATTGACGGCCTGCGCCGCATAGACCGCCGCCAAGCCCGCAGCATCGGCGCAATGGCTGGACTTGTCATGCTCCGGCCCTAGCCCAATGCCGCGCTCCTCGTCCCATCGCTCATGGTATAGCGCCAAGGTCGCAAGCCCTGTCTCGGTCCGCTCCTCGTGGAAACGGCACCTGGGGAATATGCCGCGCAGAGCGTGAACCCGCTGCATCGCTGCGCCCTTGCCTTGATTGGGCACTACGGCAGTCTGGAAACCCGCCTCGCGCAGAAACTTCTCCGGCGTGACGCTGAAAACCGCGTCATGCCTCGCACCATCATGCGGCAGGACGCATACAGCATCGCCCCATCCATTCGATCTCAGCCATGCGACGTGGGCGGAAAACTCTTGCCCGACCGCCTCATAATAATCAAGGAAGCGCAGTTCCTCTCCGATGTATTGGACAATCCAGATCGCGGTCGCATCCGCCGCTGTAGAGGTCGATCCGATATCCCAAACGGCGTGCACCTTATTCATCGAATGCCGGACGAAGAAACCGACCCTGTTTTCCTGCCGCGCGCGATGGATGTGGTCGGCGTAGTATGCGCCCTTCACCTGCGCCAGGTATGCGCCTTCCCAAATGTGCGCATATACTGCCGGGTCAAGGTTCTGCTCTTGCTCTTTCCGCAAGGCTTCAAGCCCGGCCGGGAAGTAAGGATTATCCCGCCAATTCAATTCCGCAATCAGCATCCCGTCCGGCTTCCATTTACGGAAGCGTCGGTCGACCGGGCTATTCTCTGTTTTCGGGTTCCAGATAGACCATAGCTCGGACATGGGCTGACGAAACACGGTCGCTTCCAAGGCAAGCCAAGCCGCCTCGGGAATATCCTCAGCTTCCTCCACAATCGTCAGATCAATGCGCGCCAGAGACTTGATGCTTTGCTCATTCCGGCGAAGGCCGCGAAAGATAAACTCAGTTCCGTTCGATCCGCGCAGATAATCCTCGCCCACGTCATAATGAGCCGCAAGCCAATCATGAGCCTCAATCGAGGCTTTAAGCTCGGCATGAAATGACTGCTTGATGCTGGTCTGATATTCCCGGACGCAAAGCACTCTTAGAGGCTCTGCGTATCCCCACACTCCAGCGATAAGCGCCGCGCTTGAAGATTTGCCGCCCCCGCGCCCGCCGTAAAGGCAACGATACCGCGCCGATCCTCGATTTGGCGACAGGACTGAGACGACCTTAGGAGGAAGCTTAATCCTCGCCGTTGTCATCGGCTGCTTCAATCACGATACGCGTCGGTGACATCGTGCCATCCGTCGACGTGTGATCTATCGACTGGCGAGCGGTTCCGTCTGCTCGATCCAGCACGTCTTTTACCACGCGGTGAACATCCGCCGTGATTGTCTCGCCGGCATCGCGCCTCGCCTGCTCTTCGACGGCTTGCATCTGCGCTAACAGGACTCGCGCGGCAATCTCTGCGGCTTCATTGATAAGCCTGCGCCTCTCGCGCGATATCCCGCCCGGATTTCCGGACTGTCCCGCCTTCCAGCGTGTTTCGACAGGCGGCGGAACTGGATTTCGATTGACCATTGCTTGCACTCTCGCTTTGCGGGTGCATTATGGTTGCGAGCGCTCCAAAAGTAAAGAGGCGCGGCGGTTTGATCCGTCGCGCCCCCTTTTTGTGTCGGGGCGTTATTAACGCCGACTCATGCCTTGCGCGGTTTCCCACCCATCAAGCCAAGGCTCCACCCGGCTTGTGACTGTGAACGGGCAGCGGCGAAGGCCGCGCCGGTAATCGGCCATGCCGCGCTCAAAATCTAGAACGGTCTGCGGAAGTTTTGCCATTTGTTTCTCCCCTTGTTGATGCCCTGACCATACACCATGCGGCATGCCTGTCAACTAGTATTTCACGACTAGAAAGGCGGTTCCTCGCCCTGGTGCTGCGGCCGCCACTGTGCGCTGATGCCGCGCGGGACTGCTTGATGCGTCAGGCGTCTCTGTGATCTTCGGCCTCATCACGAGTGCAGTCGATGCCTTCGACTCGGCCCCATTTGATCTGCCCGCCTTCTTCCTCGACCTTTGCCAGCAGCGCAGCAGTCGCGGGCGCGATCGCATAATGTGCGTCAAAGCCGAAATCGGGGTGATCCGGCGAGACGGTGTTGCCGTCGCGGTCCTCCCACGGGCCGACATTCGGCATCGCATCGGCGCGTGCCTCGGCTTCGGTGGCGCCCAATCCCATGATCGCGCTCATGTAGCCTGCTCGGTCGTAAACGATGTATCCGGCGGGTATCAGTTTTGTCGTCATCTCTGTCTCTCCCTCTTGCTGATGTCCCGACCATACACCATGCGCCATGCCTGTCAACTGGTATTTTACATCATTAGACCGCCCCGCTCGATGCGTCAGGGCCGACCGGCAGCAACATACGCCCGCTGCCACGCATCTATCGCCTTCCTATAGGCAACCGAGAGACGGATCACCTCGGCGTCGTCGTGATCTGCCTCATGGTAGTAACGCGCGTCCCCTGCGCGCGCCTTGCCATAAGCCGCCACAAGCGCGGCCTGAAATTCGGCGTCTAACCTTGTCGCGGCAAGGTGAAGGATGCGATGGTCGGTCATGTTCGTCTCTCCCTCAGTTGATGCCACAACCATACACCATCCGCCATGTCTGTCAACTGGTATTCACGACTAGAAAGGCGGTTCCTCTCCTTGATACTGCGGCCTCCACTGCGCGCTGATACCGTGCCGGACTGCGCGCATAGCCTCAGCGTCGAGAGGCTCTGGCGGCTTCGGCGCGTCTAGCCCTATGTCACGTAGGAAAGCTGCCAGGTCATATTGGTTTTGCCCAATAGTCATGCTGTTTCTGCCTTTCCCAGCGCCCACTTGCTCCAGTGCGACTCAATCGCCTTGCGCAATTCAGGCTCATAAACGTCACCGCGCCATGAATTGACGCCGAAGGTGATCTCGTCTTGCGCGAGCAAGTCGCGATCAAAGACCGCAACATATCTTTCATCGGCAAAGACGATGCCAATCATTTTCCGTCCCCCTTCCTCGAAATCGACGACATGGAAAGACTCTCCTGCAACCCCGTTGCGGTGGTAACCGATTTGTTGAATGGTGATCTTTATCATGGTCGTCTCTCCCTTGGTTGTCATGCCTGGCGCATGTGATGGGGCCGGATCGCGCCGGCCCGCACAGATGCGTCATGCTTCAAAGCGCGGCCCTGCTTCGCGGTGAATGCCGGGCGCGCCATAAGTCCAGTTCATGTCCGTTCGCCACTCTGGCGGTTTGCGCTGGTCCCTCTCAATGATCCAGTCGGCGCAGCGGGCGCAAAGCCCGTATCCGGTGTCTTGGTTGCTGAATTGCAGCCACTCCCCGGCATTCTCGCCACAGCAGGCGCAGGACAGGCGGCGGGTCTTGATGCGCGGGTCGGTCATGGTCGTCTCTCCCTCTGTCTATGAGGCGACCATACACCACGCGGGCGGGCTGTCAACCCCCTAATCGCACTCTGGCGTCTTCGCATGATCCACCCCGGCCATGAGAAGCCAGAGCGCATCGCGCCGGGTCATGCCTGACGACCGGATCACTAGCTCGTCGTCATGGTCGAAGCCTATAACGATTACCTCCTTAAGATCGGCGGCGTTGCGGGCGCAGTATTCCAAGCACTCGCCGGGCGTCATGCGCTCGTGTGGCGGAAGCTGGAATAGATCAGCGCGCGTCATGCCATTTTCCCACTATACGAATGCGGTCAAATATCCTCTCGCCGCAATTGACGGCCCAGCTATTGCCGAGGGCCTTGTATCTCGGACCGTCCGCCGCGCGCTTGCCGCGATAGGGAATATCTGTCCAGCCGTCCGGGAAACCCTGTAGCCGTTCGCATTCGACCGGGGCCAGGCGACGGACCGCCCAGGGCAGGGCCAGATGCGGCGGGCAGCTTGTCGCGGGAAGTGTGTGATGCACCGCGGGGTCGGGCTGCGAGCGATTGGTTGCGCTGGTGATCTGGTTGAGGTCAAACGCCACAGCCAGACCGTCTGCTTTGCCCTTATCCAACGTTGGGGCGACGGTTGCCGGGTTCATACTGTTTGACGGGCTAGCCTTGCTCTGTAATGCAAGCAAGGTCTCGGTCTCGGTCTCGGCGTCGAGGCTCTGCTGCGCGCTTGCTGTCAAGCAGTATCCGACAGGGCCGGAGTTTGCGATCAGTCCTCCGTCAAGGTAGGCTCCAAGCCCGCCACCGCCGTAAGTGCGCGCTGCAAGGTTGGAGGTAGCGCCTTGCCCCGTTTCGCGGCGCGGCGGAGGATTCCCTGACAGGCTCTCGCCGTCAAAAAGAACCGCTGCGGCACGTCGCCAGTCTCCAAGATATCCGACAACGAACACACGGCGCCGCCGTTGTGGGACAGCGAATGGGAAGCTGCGTGTTCGCACGAATTGAGCGTCAAGCACTCGGTAGGCGAACCCATACCCGAGTTGCCCCATTGCCCCGAGGAAGGCACCAAAGTCCCGTCCTCCATTGCTCGACAGGACGCCAGGGACATTCTCCCAGACGAGCCAGCGGGGGCGAAAGCGGTCAGCGATGGCAAGATAGGTGAGCATGAGGTTGCCGCGAGGGTCAGCCAGTCCTTTTCGCAGGCCGGCGACACTGAATGACTGGCAGGGCGTTCCTCCGCAGAGAACATCGACAGTTGCATCTGGCCACTCCTGAAACCGGGTCATGTCGCCGAGGTTGGTGGCGCCGGGGAAACGGTGCGCGAGGACGGCGCATGGGAAGCGATCAATCTCCGACTGATACCGCCAATCAATCCAAGGCGCCGCAACCTCTGGGGCGCCAATACCGCTACACACGGTCATGCCGATCATGCTACAGCCCAAATCCTACGGCCAGGAACACAATCCCCGCGAAGGCGACGAATAGCGCGAGGCCAGCCCTTATGTTACCCCTCTGCGGCATGTTCCCACCATCGCGAAGGTCTGCGAAACGGGGGAGATCGGGACGTTTGGTCATGCTGCACCCCCATTGGCGATGCTCGCCAAGTATTCCGCTCCACCAGGGTCCATAAAAACCGCACCTTCGTGGCCGGGGTCGAGGTGCTGCCGAATAAGCTCCGCCGTCACGTTCAAGCCGCCTTTCTCCCTGTCAGCGACAAACCAATAAGGCCAGTCATCGGTGTGATCCAATGCCGAGCGAGCATAATAACGATCTGTCATTCCTGGTCCCCCCTCGCCTTGACGTTCGCCACAAAATTGACGCTTCTGCCCCCGGTCGAAACGTCGAACCTTTCCCTGTAACGGGAAGCCTCTTTCAGCCGGTCCATCCCCGGCCCTACGTCCAGCGCCGCGCGGATTTG